AATTTCCTTCCATATCACATTGAATAATGCTTCTCATTCCGTTAGGTTCCGGCTTTCTATAGGTTTTCGCTCCGTTTGATTCATACTCATCCTCAAACATGAACATATAGCCCTTTGTCTGCCGCCTTTTTCCTTTACAATTAAGCAGAACATCCGTATTATTAAATCCGTCAATTTCTGCATCCATTGCACTATCATAACGCTTAATGTACCGTCCGTCAAGCGTCAGCAAAACAACTGCCCTGGCGTTATGATACGGCGCGCCTTTCCCACCTTTGGTCATATTATAGCCATCTCGATAGGTGTTAAATTTTTCAATGTAATACTTTTCCAACTCACAGGCTCCATCTTCGCTTTCACACGTTTCGATGATTTCCCATGAGAAGTTGTCAAACCCGAATTCTTTAATTGCTCTATGAAAGTCGCAATCTTCTTTTTCGTAGCACCTTTGATGTTGCCACACTCTGCTATGAAAATCACAAGTTTGACCGACATAAGATTTTCCGTTTATTTTATTTGTTGCTTTGTAGATATAATATGTTCGCATTAAATCACCTCAAACATATTATACAAAAATGTTCGTGCTAAGTCAACTTAGCCTTCACCGATTTTACCCGATTTTTCATCGACATATTGCTATGCCGCGCGACACATGAAACAAAAGTTTCGTTTATCGGCTGTTCTGGCAAAGTCTCCGGTAATATTGGTTGTATGCGCAAGCACATACTGATAACGCAACATGGCTTTTTGAGCCTGCGTCATTGAGGAAATGTTCGCATCAAGTCCTTGCTTTAATGCCCATTCCTTTAATGTTGCCTGTGTCAAGTCGATACCATAACGCCGCATAGGTGCCGTAGTACCGGAAAATACAGATTGCAGACTCTTGGCAATATCTTCTTGACTCACATCATAGAATGAAGCCATATCTCCGGCTAATTCTGTCAACCGGATAGACATATTTGCCATTTTCCCCTGTGGAATATCAAGGGCAGTTCCCATGGCTTGGAAACGGCTTGCAAACTGTTTTGCAGACAATTCAGACATACCAAATTTTTCAATGGATGTTTTTGCAAAATTGTTAATTAGACTTTCATACTGCCCGAATGTCTGCCTTACAACGTTCTCAACCTCTGTCAGTGAGGATGATATGTCAATGGCGTCTCCAAGTAGCCTAAATCCGCGAAATAAAGCCCAATACGTTGCATACACTTTTCCGATTGCAGACGCAAGGGAAAACGACTTCTTTGCTACAACGGATGCACTTGAACTAAATCCGCTAAATGAGCTTGTGATGCTTTTTGCCGCTGTTCCTGCCGCTCCACCGGTACGTGATAATTTTGCCAATGCATTTGTCATGTCAATAATATTCCGGCTTACGCTAGGGGCTTTCGACAGTTCGGACATAAGCTGTCGCATTGCCGTGGCAAGTTTCGGGATATTCTCGATAGCCTTTGTTGAGCTTGTATAGCCAAGCTGTTTGATTCCTCCGGCTAATTCCGATAACCCTTGCACCGATTTTGACATACCGGAAAACGAGCTTACCGACTTTGAAATCTGTCGCATCGCTCCGGCTGCTGCATTTATCTTTCCTGTGTCAATGTTGCTAAGCGTTTTGATGTTTCTTGCAAGAGTCGAGAATGACCTTGAATCAACACTGCGCATGGCACTCATTGAGTTTGACAATCGGTTTACTCCGGTTGATAACCGGTTAATTCCGCTAGAATCTATGCTTTGCAAGGATGAAGATAGTTTTCCTAACCTTGTTATCAGCGCATCAATCTGACCATTAGCCTGTCTTGCCTGTGCTTGAATCTTGACCTCTAAGGTTTCTAATTCCAACAGTTCCACCTCCTTTATGTAGTTTTAGAAAAAGGCGGTAGGATTTGACCCCTACCGCCCTTGAATTACTTTTTCAGTTTTCCCTTTTTCAGAAGAGAAATCATCTTTGAATTTTCCTCTGATGTAAACTTAAAATTGGAAAATCCGTTCTTTTTTGCGATTTCCGCACGATGTTCTTTTGACACATCATCTTCCCCAACCGCTTTTAATGCTTCTACGATTGAGCTAGAATTTCCGGTATACTTCGGATAATACTTACCCTTGCTTTTCTTTGCACCGCTTACAACAATCGCTGTGTGCCCTTTTATGCGTGTCACAAGAATATCTCCGTTGTGAAGAATAAACCCGGCATGATAAGAACCCATATCATCAAACAAGCCGGATTTCAAAATTACCGGTCGTTCATTAGATGTATTGAAATCTCCCACATCCTTGCCGGATGCATAGATAATACAAGCACGTACAAGGGACGAACAATCGCATTCCGTCTTGACCTTTGTGTTAATGCCATGTTTAATGACTCCGTAGCGTTCCGATTGGTCATAGCCGATATTTTTATTGTCAGATGCAATCTGCATAGCTTCGGCTAACTTCTCCGCAACCCTATCGTCCTTCGCCCTTAGCACGTACCATCCCTTAGAATGGTTATAAAACTTCTGTGTAGACACTTCCTGTCCGGTCTGGTCTCCAGCTTTTCCTCCAGAATAGCAGTTGCCGTGTTCATCGTGCCGCGCACTTCCGATAATTACTGCCATAGTAATACCTCTTTTCTTAAACTATCTTTGGTTTTGGTAAATGTGATTCCCTTGATTTAGCCGCCCATGCTTCTTCCGCCTTAAGCATTTCTCGTATCTCTGCATCGGGATCGTCCGTATTCTGCTTTTCGATAGAATCATAGCAAGTTTCTTTCACGTACTTACTATTGCCATTACCAAATGTCGCGTCTATTGCGGTCACAAGTGCTGACGTTGCATATCTGCCGAGCCACATATACATTTCCATATCGCGTTGCTTCCATTCTGCCTTATATGCATCCACATAAGGCTTAAGTAACTCTGGATTCATCATATCTATATCATCAACGGAAAATCCGTAGCCTTTCGTTACCATAAGGTAAAACGGACGGATTTCCGCAACGTAATATTCCCATGTTAATTCTTGGTTTTCGCCTTGGATGGGGTCTTTTTCTTCTCCTGTGCTCTCTCCAACGACTCCATCATCTGTGCTAAAAAACCGTTTGTCATCATTTCCTCCTGCATATCAGCGAATAAATCCATGCAGTTAACCTCGTTTGTATCAATCGCATCATAGAGAATGTCGGACACCTTCTCAAGCTGCTCATCGTAGCCTTCGTTTGTTTTGTAATCATATCCAAATTCTTCATTGTGATGCATCTGCAATCCCACAAGAAGCGTCTTAGGAAGTGTTTCAAGAAGAATATCTTCCATAGAGGAAATATCTTCCATGTCCTGTGTCTTCATAATATCCTGTAAGATATGTGCTTTTAATGATGGTCTCGTTGCAAACTGAATTGTATATTCTTTTCCACCTAATTTAACTTTCATGTTTTACCTTGCCTTTCTGCCCTATATTGGCAAGGGGCAGTGTTGCCACCGCCCCATTGTTGCTTATCTTATTGCTTCAAGTTCTGCGATCGACCGTTCATCCTCGCCTACCGGTGCGGTCGATTGCTCGTCCGATAGGCTTTTTACCCCACCACTGTTACAGTGAATGTGCCATCGTTATTATCAACTACAGTCAGCTTATCTGTAACAAGCTCTGATGCTGTACTTGGAATAACTGTTACCGTCATTTCAAGGATTTCATCGTTTCCACCTACATCGTTAGGTGTGGCAGTTGCGGTTCCTACATATGCGTACTTCGCTACGCCGCCAATACCGTCCGTTCCATACAGATGGATAATATCAAGTTTTTTATCTCCATATCCATCCACCTTTGAAAGATATTCTTTTTCAAGGTTTCCTGTGATTTCTCTTGAATCAGAAGTCTTAATTCCTTTTTCAAAAGTCTGCTGGTCATCTTCCATTGTGGTTGACTCAACAGTGTTTGGTGGTGATGCAGGACTTGGAACTGACTTAGCCGCAACCAAAAGATTGTATGTTCCCGCAAAGTCAGCCTGTTTGTCCGTGTGCTCTTTTACAATGACACGCGTTCTATAACTTGTTGATGCCATATTTTCTACTTCCTTTCTGCTTATAGCTGATCTAAATGCTCAATGTTTCCAATTACGCGAGTGGCGCGGAATGTAATCGTGCGCACTTTCTTGGAAATTGTTGGAATTACATTTGATACTTCAAACATTTGTTGTTTAAAAAAAGACACCGCATATGCTGCGATGTCCTTAGTTGCTTTTCTTGAACCTTTGTTTGTAATTGTAATCTGAAATGTTGGGCGAATTGCATTGATTGTCTTTGCTTCATTAGTTCGTCCGGCTTCTGTGCCGCCGATTTGTCTGACTAAAAGCGTCGGGAATGTTGCGGTGCCTCCCGATTCTTCATCTTGCGTCACTTTAATCCCTCTTACCTTGCTTTCCATGTATGATTTCAAAAGGGAATATAAGGTATCTTCAAAATCAAGCGCCCAACTATTTAACTCATTTTCCACCGAATACCTCCCTTGAAATCTTTACATACTGTTGAATAATCTGTTGTTCCGCATTGTACATAGGCATTGTGGCTTTGATACCGTGGGTATAACGCCATGTTTCGGTCTTATCGTCCCAATAGTACCAACCATCTTCAAAAGCGTGTATTTGCCCCGGATATGTGCCGACACCAAATCCAAGTTCCGGTGCTTTCGGGTTCTCTTTGGAATTATAAAAAATACCGGCTCCAAACTCTACCGCCAACAAAGTATAGAACGGTTCTCTATCTTCTGATGTTACCGTTTTTCCGGTTGCAATCAGAATTGCGTTTGAGGTCATTAACTGTGGTGCTTTATCTACCCTTACCGTTATCGTGTTCCCTAATGGGGATTCCGATATGCGTTGTATTGCCACAGTCTGACCTATCTGTGCAAGCCTAGAAACAAGTAAATCGCATTTAGCTTGTAAACTATCGCGGTAATGTTCTAATTCCTTTATGGCGGCTTGTATGGACTTAGTGGATAGTGTCATTGAGATAGTTTTCTTTGCCATGCGATCACCTACTTAATATTTTTCCGAAGCAAAAACAAATCCGTGGTCAGTCCTTCATCTGCAACGCCTTTTACGATGTAATCTGCGGTTTCTGAATCCACAAGTCCATCATCAGTGCGTTTGACTTCCGAACGTTTCCACACCACATCACCGGCTTTCAGTGGCAAATATCCTTTATCCGTGACAAGCTGACAGTATGATGTACTATCATCAATTCCAAATTCTTTCACAAGGGCTTCTGACAACTTATTGCTGATATTGGCTCGGAATGTCGTAGGCTCTGAAAACCCTTCAACTTCCTCGCCTTTTGGAATCTTGTTGCCTTCGGAATCTAAATAAGGTACAAAGTTTCCATCGGAATCCTTGTACCCTTCATAGACAATATCTCCATTTTCGTCAGTTTGCGGGATGAATACCCTCTGACCGGATTGCGAATACTTCATTTCCTGCTTGTTAATGTCAAGCATTGGTGTTTTCCTCCGGGATTCCGGCAACACTTGTCAGAAGCGATAACACTCCGGCAAGGACTGATGCAGAAAGAACATATTTCCAATCCACCGCGCCCATAAATGCCGCCGTTCCAATTCCGGCAATCGCCGCTTGTGCAACAGTCTTGATTGCTCGGATTCCGGCTTTCTTAGTCCAATCCTTCCAATTCCTCATGGCTTTTATCTCCTTTCCCTATATGAATCTCTTCAATCTCATGTTTCATTTTCGTAACCATGCCATTTCCACCTAACGCATGGTACGCATCATACATCTCACAGAAGTTCTGATAAGCATATGACGGTATTTCTCCGATTCTAGTGTACTTTGCATGGTATTCAATAAGCTGGACGCGCAAAAGGAGCATTGTTCCTTTGCTGTTCGCATCCCTGCTTTTCTTTTGCTGTTTAAGAAGCCAAACTATATATCCAAGCACTATTGGCAGTGCCACAAGATAAGTTTGAATCAAAATACTTTTCATTTGAATCTCCTTTTGACGCACTGCCCACCACCGTTTAATGTGCGCCGCCTGCAACCATTTTACCGGCATCGGCAATATGGTCACGCTCAATCTTCTTTAATTACATTGCTTTTACAAACGGAAACACTCCGGCAAAAAGGCTTTCACGGTCTTTCCATGTACGGCTCACACCGTTTTCGGAGAAACTTGCCATGTATGCTTCTCCTGCCTGTGACCGGTCGTACACTGCCAAATTGACCATAATGTTTTCATAGTTCTTAACATCACTGTCAATCTGGTCTTGCGTGTATGTGTCCGGATAGTTCCGTCTGCTGATAATCTCTTTTCTTGCCTGCTCTAAAAGCTGTTCAATCAAAGGGTTACACTCTTTTTCATCAAACACAACTTTATCGGACTTCTCTCCGGTCGCTTCGTCCTCTACCTCTTCTATATGAAATTGTTTTAAACGAATCTTTACCTGTTCGACAAGCGTGTATGACATAAGCGATCTCCTCCTACAACTTTACACCTTCCATAACTGCTCTTGCTTCAATGACTGCAATATAGTCAGTCATTGCCTTAATCTGCATATTGTAAGTGCTTCTAGGACATGTAGGTTCAAAATCAAGTTTTCCAGAATCCCACTTTTCAAGCATAGCCTTTAATTTCTGATAGTGAATAACAACCTGCTGATATTCCGCTCTAAAACATTCCTTATAATCGGAACTATTCATCATTTCAACTGTATCTTTTAATTCCATGAAACTAACCTCCTACAGATTAAATTTTGCAATCAGAATTTCTTTCAGTTCCGCACCGCTTGTCGCTTGTGCGTTTTCAATCCCCTGCTCTGTGGCAAGTTTTTGCAAGTCTGCGGTACTCATTCTGTTGATTTCGGTCTTTGTATATCCAACGGAAGATACCGGAGAATTACTCTCCGGCACCTCTTCTCCTGCGTTGTACCATTTACCATTATGAATCACTATATATGGATATTTCATAGTTGCACCCCCTACTCTTCGCTACGAACCTCATATACGAATGTGCTATCCATATTCTCGTATGATGGAAGTACAACCTCAGATGCAAATGTTGACATCTTCATAGGTGGTCCATACTCTGTCTTTGTAGCGACTGTAA